GTAGAATTAAACGCTAAAAAAACGCCTTGTGAGCGTGAGCCCTTAGCGCTATTGCATCGAGCACAACAGGCGATCATATTCTCAAGGCTTATCGGATCTCCTCCGGACTTGATACTTTGTATGTGGTCTACCGTTGTAGCATCCTGCCCACAATAGGCACACGTGTATCCATCACGAGCTAAGACAACTAACCGGGCTTTCTTGTATTTTTGGCTTACACGTGGATCCTGCCTACCTCGTACCATTAGTACCAACCTCTTTGATTATGAAAGTGTAAGGCTCTACAAGGTGTTGAGTGTTTATGAGCTATGTACTTAAGTCCTAGATCTATTTGCTTAAACGGATCTAACTCTTTCATCTTAAGCATTTGAGGTATACCAAACGCAGAGCTCTTAGGGTTATCTGCTCGAGGATCCCATCGTGACTCACGCATCCATAGGATTTCAAGGCATCTATATTGCTTGGCATTTAATAGCTTTATATGTGCATATAATTTGTAGTTTTCTTTATCTCTCTGTGTGCTTATAGCTTGAGATGCAGGCATATTGCTAAATAGCAATAGCCCGGCCAAAAGCACCAAACTACGCCTGCGAGCTATCCGCGGTAGCGGCTCGCCTGCGAGTATGGAGCGTAGTCGCCTAGTCAAATACGTGTCAATCTTGAGCGTGCGCTTGAGCGTGTCCCACATCTTTTTTACACATGTGGATAAACCCTGTGTATAACTATGTAGCATCTTTTAACTCCTCCATAAGCACAATACCCATAACGCCGCATTTAACGCATTGCAGCGACTTAACGTACGGCGGTAGGTTATCGGTTACGACACGCTCTATATGATCGGTCATTTTGCCGCATAGCCGGCACTTAGTTTTATACGTCGCCATAATTAGACCTCTTTAGATATTGCATCTCGAATAGATTAGATCGAGGCACCCAGTAATTGTTTTGATACGGGTGTTTGTATTTAGGTTGCATAGCCATATGTACCGGCATCCATCCCAGTATCACGTAAACCGGGCTCCATCCGGTAACTAATATAGCTACATCGTTAGGCCTCGGGTTCGGCCTATTTTGTAGGATTAAATGCCCGTTAGAGTGTTTGGTCCATTTAACCTCAACATTGGCCCCTACGTCTGCCTCATCGTGAAAGGTGTTTACCTTAGGTACAAAAGCGTAATCACCAAAATAGTTAGCTACGGCCGTTTCAGCTCCACACGCCTCGGCCTTTTGCCATATAAACTCGTGGTAATTAGTAAATTGCTGCCCAAATTGGTTAGCATCACTCGGATCGGCGTTTATGGCTATTGCTCGCTCTAAACCTTTTTGATGAGCGGTAATTTCCTGCGTACGATCGAGGATAACTTTAACTAAGCCCGGCATTGTGCACATAGCCACGTTACGACCTCAAGGCCTACATCTCGAATAGTTAGGCCGCCTGTTTGACTAACCCACTCGCCGCAATAATCGCATTTATCTACCGGCGTAGCACTTGTTGAGCCGTCATCGTGGACCGTTAAAGCTATCCCGTTTTTTATGTATGTAATCTCGCCCATCTTTATACCTGCGGCTTCCATTTACCATCGGAGCCGAGTACGTGCCAATACGGGTTACATTGATTAGCTCGGTTTTTCTCGGTGCACTTATAAGCTGCCCACGGTTTGCCCGTTGCCTTAGCCGTACCCTCAGCCCATATCATTGTGCCGTGAGGGCAACGAGGCGCAGCAGCTACTAACTCGCCGCCTAGCTCTTTACCGATCTCTAATACGGCACTTGCCATCGTTGCCATATCCTCGATCGAGGCCTTAGTACTCCATGGATCAGCACTTGCCGGTAAAGTCTCTACCTTTTCCATATCCTGCACCGTAGGCCTCGATGAGTGCTCAAGGCTTGGAGTTAATAGTCCTATGCAGCGCCCATAAGCTGAGGTAATCGTGTCCTCTACCATCCACTTACGCATATTTTGCGGATAGGTTGCTACGTTGCCAAAAGCGTAATCGACGGCGCTCGGCACCGTATCCTCATATTCACGATAAGCCTCAGCTCTTACGAGGATCGTACCTTTCTCAATATCAAAGCTCTCAATATATGCAACTAATCTACCGCTCTTAAACTCAGCTCTAAAGCGCTTTATACGTGCGTTTACGTCCTCGTAGTTATCTAAAAATCCCATTAGATTAGCTCCTTATCTTTCAGAGCTTGAGAGATAGCACGGCCACGTACAAAGCCCTCGCCGTGTCCGTGCTTATAGCCAATTGAGTAACCGATCACCATAAACATAAAGCCCATACCGCAGGCTGCCAAACCGATCAATATATCTAAACTATTCATTACTTAGCCCTTTGTTAAGGCTGATTAAGCTACTAACCGAGTAGCCCTCTCAGCGTTTGTAGTATCAGTATGAGGGCTTTTTGTCAGATATCAAAGCGTATTCGCGTTTGGCGTGTCGGCCTTAGGGTGTTCTTTAGGTTTAGACTTTAAGCCATTACCGGCTAATACACCGCCAAGGGCACCGGTTAAGAATATGGCCAAGGTTTGTAAGAGTTGTATAAAGTCTCGATCGTTAGGCGCTTGAGCTCCTACCGGCTGCGTAACAAAGACGAGCGCGTATACGGCACCTGCGGTAATTATAAAAAAGGTTAAAGCTAATACCGCGCCAATTAAAAATATGAGGCGAGCGTGAATATCCTCAGGCGTTAGCCGCTTATTTTCTTTACTCATCTGTCGTAATAAGGTCCTTAGTGCAGGTGCCGGTAACCTCGCATTGAGGCGGAGTGCACTTAGGCTTTGTCCAGTTTTCGTATTCTTGACACTCATATCTTACCCACCCATCGTAACCGCACCCCGATAGGAGGATAGTCCCCACTATCGCCCCTATCAGGGCCCGGATCATTTAGAGCCTATGCCGTATTGCTTCTCGCTTGGTTGTAGCGCTTTGAGTAGCGGACCTACGAGGCCGGCGATAAAGGCATTAGCTAATACTTTTGGATCAGTAATACCGGACATATATAAAGCTGCTACGGATGCGAGCGCTGCTCGTGCATATGATTTTGCAGCTGCCTCTAATTGCTTTTTATTCATTGTGCTCTCCTGTAATGCCCCTTAATTGACTTGGTAATACACCGATACCGTTGTAGTACCGCTTGCTACGACACCATATAACGCTTGATGATCTCCGACGGGTACCGTGATTTTATCTTTATGATCGACAAGATAACCGTTAGCGATAGTTAAATCTGCTCCACCAATGTATAAATCATCGTTAGTGGCGTGGATTAACGCCGTTTGATCTCCAATACTTTCAGGCACTAAAATCGTTGCCGAGGTAGTTACTGTTACTTGTCTGCTAGTTGGCATCTGATAATCCTAACTTTTCTATTAGTTGTTTAGCCTTAGTAGCCGATACCTCTACCTCAAAGTGCATATCGTCCGGCCTGCTCTTAAAGTCGCCGCCCCACTTGAGGCCATACTTTTTAGCGAGGGCTCTAATCATTGGTATTTTCTCAGCCGGGAAAGTGTCGTACTTGCCGAGCGGATGCTTTGTAGCGTTTAGATCGATAGCCGTGCCGGATGAGTGGCAGGATAATTTTGTAGGGTTGCCTCGTACCATGCGATAGGCGTATGCCCAATCGTCAAACGTGCCCTCATCTATCGGCTCAATTAGCTCGTGAAACTCGGCAGCAAAGGCCGCCAAGAGAGGCCCAACACTCTCGGCGCACCTTAGCTTACGATCCGTACCCCTTACAGGGTAGGACTTTATTTTTATGGTATTCGGATCCTTTGAGGCGGGATAGCCGTTATAACTACTCTCCATGATTGACTAAATGCTCAGCATTAGAGCACTCCCATTGACAGTTTACTTCATTAAGAATTGCCTCAACGTGACATTGTGGATGTATAAAAGCATCTCGGTTTTCGTCGTAGGTCATACCGATACCGGCGTAATTAAATCGTATGTTGCCATTGTAGCTAGTTCGCTTACAGGTTTGGCTTCTAAAGTTGCCATACCAAATTTCAGGATGTAAAGCTTCAATAGTTTTGTTTTCGTCAATACCTACAATGACCTCTGTAACAATATTATTATTATCTAAAAATGCGTAATGTGCCATTATGACCAGCTCACATTTCCAGTGCCAGCTGTAATTGTCGCGCGCTTGTAACCGCCACTAGCTGCACTTTCTGTTCCAGTTAAACCTGCACCGATTGTTATCGTTCTAGTGTCTGGATATCTAAGAATAACTACGCCTGAACCGCCTTGACCACCATAGTATTGAACGCCATTTGTACCTCCCGCGCCACCACCACCAGCGCCAAGATTTGCTGTGCCATTTGTACCGTTAACAAAAGTCCCACCCGCGCCGCCGCCGCCTGTGCCACCAGAGCCAGACGTACCGCCGTTATAAGTACCGCCGCCGCCACCGCCTGCGTATGTTACTGATGAGCCTGTAATTGATGTTGCTACACCGTTACCACCATTGCCACCTGTTGTGCTTGTACCACCGCCACCGACAGCTGATGCACCTCCACCTCCACCAGAACCTTGATTTGCCCCAGTGCTACCTGCACCACCTGCGTAACCTTGATTAGCAGTACCCGCGCCGCCGCCGCCTGTGTATGAGCCACCACCGCCTGAACCGCCTGATCCACCAGTCGTACTATCTTTTCCGCCGTAACCACCACCAGTTGATGTAATTGTAGAAAACACAGAATTAGAACCAGGCAAACCATTTTCTGTCATTGCTGGTGCTTGCGCTCCACCTGCACCGATTGTGACTGTGTAATTTGTTCCCGGAGATAAAGTCAAAGCAGACTCTAAAGTGCCACCACCGCCCGTTGCCGTGACTGTACAACGCAATCCACCCGCGCCACCAGCACCCGATGGGGTTCCGCCTTTTGCGGATCCACCCGAAGCACCTCCAGCAACAACCAGATAATCTACCGTTATTAAATTTGGTGTAGACGGGGCAAAAATGCCCGTAATGACATTAAGCATTATGCGATAGCTCCTACTACATACCAAATATCTGTGGCTGTTTTAATACAGGCAGCTGTTTTATATTGTGCAAGCGTTGGAGAAGCAACCACAGCTCCAGCGCTAAGTATGGTAGTAGTGCCGCTTGTAACTGCTGAAATAGTTACAGTACCGACACCTTTATTTAGCACGCTAATTACCGTACCAACAGGAAAAGCTACAGAAGCATTAGTGGGGATCTGGAAAGCAATAGGTGTAGCCTTATTCATAGGTATAAGCTGCTGATACTGATCTGTAATAACCGCCGTGTAATCTACTGTTTTATCGGCTGTTACATCAAAAGCTGTCAGGGAGTTCATATCCCCAGCTGTTAAAACCTCACCTGTAACAAATGGAAAGTTAGTAGTCATTATTCTCCTTAGTAAGCCAATACGGAGGTACCGAGCACTCCATATAGTGATGAGTCTAATATAAAGCCGTCGATAATCGGCTCTAGTGTTGTAAATGTCGTTTTCCATGAGTTAGGTGTAACGCGGTGTACTACGCCAAACACTTGTAAAGTCTGTTGCAGAGTCGAGTTACCAGGCTGATTAGTCGTAACCTCTACCGGGTCAAAAAAATCTAGGCTAAGAGCTGCAAGGATGCCATCGTTATAATCGTCCATATATAGATCAAGCTCTACGGCATCGCAACGAGTACGCGTATCTTTACGACTTGCTACGTAAGCCCGTGCGTAATCGAGTGCGGCTTGGTCTGTATCCATTACTAGATTTTGTTGGTTATATGAGTGCACAAAGTACTCATCGATAGAGTCCTGATCCTGCGCAATCTGAGCCGTACCGCCGATTTTGGTAATAGAGGCCGAGTTATAAACCTGCGTATCATCTAAGCGCCATACGGCGTTAAAGTAATTTATATCGGTGCCATCGTCATTAAAGCGAGTTACCGGGAAAGCCTGAGAGTCGATACAAAAGGCTCGATCTTTGAGCTCTACCGATCCTCGAGCGTTAATATAAATAGCGCCGTACTCGGAGATGGTTGCCGTTTGTAGTGCAGCTAAAGCGGTGCGAGGGTTGCCCGGGTCTGCCTGAAATATTGTTGTACCGTATTGGATCTCACGCATAGATGGAGGCCAAGCAATCTCGTCGAGGATAGCGTTTACGCGCTCGCCCGGTAAGTCACCGGCATCGGCTAAAGTAATGGTCGAGACTTGGCTATTTTGGAAAAGTCTAAAAGCATCCACGGCGGTTATAGTTGTATAAACTACATCGGTAGCCATTTTAGGGGTAGTAGTTGTATAGCTAGTAATAAAGCCGCTAAACATCGGATACTCGACACCTGCGTACGTACCCGTAATCTGCACTTTACGCATAGGGGTAAGTAAACTGTAGTAAGGCCCTGCGGCATTTTGCGGATTAAAGTCTCCATTTTGATCGACGATACGCAGAGTTAGGGTGCCTGTTTGGAATACGTCCGCCTGAGCGTTACGTCCTCTCATCGTAGTAATACCGTCTACTTGATTAGATACGTCTACGATTAAAGCCTCGGAGTCTGCTAGTACGTTTGTACCTAATTGGCCTGTACCAAGGATCATCGCCTGAGCAAAAGACGGTCCTGTAGAAAAGTTAATAACCGCGTTAATCGTAGGGACGGTCATAGTGCACCGGCCGTACTAATTGGATCCCCGCCTCGGTAAAGTGCTTGTATCGTATCTTGGACTAATACGGTAAATTCATCCTGTTGCGCGATAACTCCGGCGCTAATATTTATGTTATAAGTTGCAGGGTATCCGCTGCCGTAATTCATCGTAGGGCTATAACCGCCTAGGTCGTTTTGCTGACTTGGCGTAAGGCTATTGTAAAACTCTGTAGCGCTGATATCGCTGCCTAGTAAAGAAGTGGCCGCCGCGGTAGCCGTTACCGTGTCCAAAATAGCTTTAGTAGAGATCACCGGGCCGGTTACAAAATTAGTGCCACCAATATTAGTTAAGCCCGAGCTACCTGCTCCTGCTCCTACCTTGCTTAAAAGGTTTATATAATCTTGTAGCGCCTTGAGTCGAGCCTCGTCCGCTTTCTTTTGAGCAGCTGCTACGCGATCGATCATAGAGAGCTCCTCGGACTCGCGGAGTTTTGTAAGAGTTAAAGATGCGTTAGTAGTTTTACTTAAAGAGGCGAGGCGAGCGATCTCGGTTAGTTGTATCTGTACGCGCTCGCTATAACTTTCTTTAGCTGCTAACTCACCGGCTGCCGTAATAGCTGCGTTATATTTACCAAAAGCGATATCGCGTAAACGTTCCTTTTCGCTTTCTGCCATCTTGCTATCGTTAATACCTTTAAGCTCTGTTAATAGCTGAGTGTTAAGAGCTGAAAGAGTGGCCTCGCTGATCTGAGTAATACCGGCTAGTTTGGCCATGTCTGCATTTTTTTGCAACGCTGCAAGCTCCCCGATCTTACGGAGAGCTAGGTCGCCGTTATCCTCCTCAATAGCCTGTAGGGCCTCGAGGCGTAGGATCGTTTCCTTGTCGTAGGTAGCGCGTAAAGCCGCAGCTATAGAGATACGGTTAGTATCAAACACGGCTGCTGCCTTTGATAACGAAAGTTTATTTTTCTCAGCAAGCTGCGCTTTTTTCTGTAGAGCAATGAGCTCTTTTTGGCGCTTAAGAGCCTCTTTGTCCATCTTAGTTTTCTCAGTTTGGCTCTGGAAATTCTTAAGATCCGCAGGTAAGCCCTGAGGGAAACCACCTTGACGGCCTAAAACTATATCTACATTTCGACGTAAAGCACCGATCGAAAATCTACCGAGATAATTCTTAAGAGCTCTACCGGCATCCTCTAAAACACCTGCACCCGGAATACTAGAAAATAAATTACCAAGCTCTTTAGCTAGGTATGCCGTGTTAGTGATAAGACCCGAGATAGAGTCGGCCGCTCCATCGACTTTATCGATCAGTTTATCCATACCGCCGGCGGATGTACCTAGAGAGGTTACAAGAGCTCCGCCGATCTGCTCGCTTGCCTGCTCTGCCGCGATCTTAAGTCGAGCTATCGATCCTGCGTAAGAGTCTGCCGCGTTTTTAGATTGGCCTGCGTATTGTGTCGCGATAAGTTTTTCTATCTCAAGATATGACTTACTCGCTAACTCTGCCTGAGTTAAACCTAAATTTAATTGGCGTAAACCTTTTAGATTACCTACGTATGCCTGACTTAAGATTTTTGTAGCTGATACGAGATCCATACCCGTACCGGCACTTACATCGAGTGCGGTGTTGAGCATCGATTGAGCAATAGTGGTAGATCTAGTTACCTGAGCTAGTTGGATGAATGAGGGTTGGAGTACGTCGCGATTTACACCGGTGGCCTTTTCTACGACATCGATGTAACCCTCGGCCTCAGCGGTAGCAAAATTGAAACCTAAGTTACGTAGAGCGGTATCAAGGCGCTTAGCCTCTGCGATCTGCTCGCCATAAGCTGATACGGCTTTTTTAGAGTAACTTAAAAGAGCGGCGGCGCTAAAAGTTACGCCAAGGGTGCGCCCTAAATTTTTTACTGTTTTCTCAAAACCTTTTATCTGACCTGATCCTTTAGATAAGGCTTTTCCGTTCCACTCGGCTACGGCGGATACGATTAAGTTAGGCATCGCCATTATGCGGCCAATGCGTAAGTGGCCATACCGTAACGGCCATTATTAAAGTTATCTACGGTTTTTTCTATAGCTCGATATACGGCATCTTGAGCTTTACCCTGATCCTCTTTCCACGCGCGATAAATCATACGGCCGCGCTCGGCTTGCTTATCTCCGTAAAGTGGACCCATACGGCTAATAAAGTGAGCACCTGCACCCGGGTTATTAGATCGGCTATTAGGATCACCGCCCGGGTTTTTACGTCCGGCGGTTTCATAAATGGCACCGGCGGCAGACTTATTAGCTACAAAATAAAGAGCTTGCCATCCGTTGCGGTTTTTCTTGCTAGGAGCCTGAGAGTAATAGATACCTTTTTTAACGGTCTCTGCATCATAAAGTGGAAACATACGTAAACGACCCTCAGTATTAAAGGTCCTAAACATCGAGTTACGTGCGGTTATGGTTTTACCCGCGCTGCCCTCTCGCCACATATAAAGATTATCGGGCTGAGGACTTGGCGCGTAGCCTCGTGCCTTGTCCCGGATAGGCAACATAGCCGCACGTACCTCGGCGTTCATCTCTTTAAGCATTTCAGGATCGAGCCTACGGAGAGCTTTAACGGTTTCGCGTACGCCTTTTATAGCTACCGGCATTTTTATTAGCCTCCTCCGCTTGCTCGTTTAATACCTTTACTAACATCTTAAACATCTCGGCATCTAAGTCGAGTATCGCTTGAGGCGCGACCCCTAACCGTATTGATAGTTGCGCTACCAAATGAGTTAAAGTGCCGCGCCCTAAGCTAAAGGTAAGTCGTCTAGTACCTCGACTTTTGCCAAGGTATCTAAAAACTCTGCCCCAAACATCGGTACCGTTTCGCCGCTAGTACGTAGGCATTCCCACGCTAGCCAATAAACGTCGCTCTGTTTTTCGTCATCTCTAAAGGCTTTGTGAAAACCTTTTTTTGCATATAACTCAAAGGCGTACTCAATTCGCGGCGAGATCTGATGCTCTGATACTTCGCCCGTAGCCCTTGTTATTTTGAGTCGTGCCATTTTTTGCCCCTTTGTTAGTTTGTTATGGTGCGGTAGTAATTACGATTGGTGAGTTACACGTAAACGTGATGCTCTGAGTACCGATATCTCCGACGGCGCCGTTAATATCTGTCGTGTTATTTACCAGGATGGTAGTTGCGTACTGAGGGTTAGTAGCTGAGGTAGTCGCGCTAGTTTGCTTTAGCGTAATTGGTACGGTCGTACCCCACGCAGCTTGTAGCGTTGCATTTACGTTAGCTGCTGCGGTATCGCTTAAAAAGTCTAAAGAGATCGTAGAAGTCTCAAGGCCTTTTGTAAATTTTCTTGAGCTATCCCCCATTGCGGTGACTTCCAGCTCCTCGAATACGCGGTTAATCGTTGCGCTTGTAACATGGTCGGAGAGTGCGATCGAATTTAGCGTTACGACCACTCCGTTTGATAGAAATACGGCCATCGCCTATTCCTCGCTTTTCTCTGTAGTAGGTGTATGTGTTTTTGTTTCTTTTTTTGGTGCTTCGGTGATCTGCCCTATCTTAATAAGAAAGGCGATATCTTCATCGGTTAGGCTCATGCTTAACTCCACTCGGTTAGTATTGAGATAGTGATGTCGGTCGTTAGTAAATCGCCGCTTTGTACGCTGAGTACGCTCGGAGCACTTACGGCCCCAATATTCATAACGATAGGCGAGGCTGCTAACTTTTGGAATACGGCGCATACAAGCGACTCGATACCTTGTAAATTGCCTTGGTTGTCGTAGAGCGGCACCGTACAAATAATTCTAAAGGATGCCATCGGCGAAATATTGGCGTAGTCGTTATTGGTAGGTGTGATGTATGGATCTGCCGGGCTAACGATTACGCTATTAGCGGTAATAGTTGCAGGCGGAAAACTGTACGTATTCCAAACGTTTGCATTAGCAAGGGCCGCAGCTAGTGAGGCACGTAAAGTAGTAATAGGTACCGGCATTATCCGACCATCGCATTAGGATTTTGATACCCGGCTATAAGTCCTCGTATTTTGCCGATCATGCTATTACCCATACGGTAAGGGCTAGGGCTAAAACCATCGATGGATACGCCGCCGGTTTGGCTGACCTGCCGGGCTTGGAAAATGTCTACGGCCAAGATCATCGCGGCTTCGCGTACGGCCGGAGTCGTTGCGTATGAGTTTGTCTTTGTATCCGCGCCTATGGCTTGGCCATAAGGTAGTACGCGCGTAAAATTAGCGTTAGCGGCGGTCTTAGCAAACTGTATAAAGCTATAACCGTTTGGCCAATTAAAAGCCATATTATTAAATGCTATCGATGGAAATTGCGTAGTAGTGCCGGCGGTCCACGGGATCGTGCCGGTAACTGTATAAGTGCCGTTATAAGTTGAGCCGCACCCACTCAAGGTTATCGAGTCCCCGGTGCTAAATATTGCAGGGTTAGCGATCATTACGGTAGCTACGTTATTTTGTAACGCGGTACCTACCACCGGAGCTGAGTCAAACCATAAAAATTGGTTAAGTAAATCCTGCGCAGCTTGGCAACAGGTCTCGACGATATCCGACGAGTAAAGGTTTTCGATGCCGAGGTTAGCGCGTAGCTCGGCTTCGGTTACGTACGTGGCAGGCATCTTATTCTCCTTACTTACTAGGGCCGGTACCCCTCAAAGGGCTAAGAGGGGTACCGACTATTAGTGGTTTATTTAGTTAAGGTTAAACTTAACAATACCATTAGGCATTTTTGCGATAGTTGCCATGTAACCGTAGATAGCTACTTGTACCTGTAGGTTTGATACTACGTTTACTGACATATACGCCGTAGGTGATTGGTAAACCGTAAATGCTTCCGGTGCCAATACCACGGCTGAGTCGTCGATCGTTGTAGTAGCGGTAAAGTTTTTATCTACATAGAGATCGAGTCCGAGTACGTTGCCTCGAATAGATCCCGGCTGCACTAAGCCGCCTGCGTTCATTGGCTGAGATGCTGAGTAAATTGGACGGCCTGTATTATCAGTAGCGCCCATAAGTAGTTGCCATTGTGATCCGTTGGCGATGTAGTTATTAGCAAAGTAACCCGTAGCTTCGTAAACCTTACGAGCTGAGTCTGAGGCAAACTCGATAATACCTGCTGAGTCTGCATCGCATCCTGAGCTATATTGACCGGCTGCGATAAGTGCGTTTAGTACTGTTGTATCGAGAGTCTTTAAGTACGCATTTTGTAGCTGATTTGTTAGCTCTGCATAGAAATTAGGATCTGAGCGCTCTAACAATTCTACGCTGATCGTATTCATGCCTGCGTACTTTGATACGGTACCTGTTAGGTAAGCCGTTTCCATCCCGGTATTTTGTACCGCTCCGGCTTCGAGCTCTACGGTTACGACAGGTGCTACGCCTGTACCGCCACCGGCTGAGGTAACGAGTGATGGGACATTTATAGTCATGCCATTCGTAGGCAAAACTCCTCTTGAGCAGGCATCAATAGCCGGAGTACCAAAACGAGTATTCGTTGGGAATTCCGCTAGGTACTGAGTAGGTGAAAATGCAGGGTTTGTAGCAAAGCTATCATCGGCTGCGGTTACATAAAGCTTTGAGTCATCGTTACCTAGAGCTGCTTTAATTTTGTGCTCTGTATAAGCGCCCATAGATGTAATAGGTGTACGTACTCGCTGAGAGTCTAGTACGGATGGTCGGATGATCTTACGAGCGGCTTCGACTTTTTCAGCCTCTGCCGGTGCATCTACCGGAGTATCCTCCGGTGTATTTTCAGGGGCTGTAGTCACAGCTTCCTCGCTTTCAGTTTCGGTTTCGACCTCTACGATGGTCGTAGAGATAGTTGTAGTTTTTTCTTTTGTACTTGTAGCTGCCTCAAGCGCTGCTCGAGCTGCTGCAATATCAGTTACGGAGGCGCTAGAAAAGGCCGCACTCTCTACGAGGCTTACCTCTTTGAGGACCGCCGCCGTTACTAACAGGTAATCCCCCATAGGCTTAGAGGCCGTTACATCGACCCCTACGGATAAGCCGGATACTAGGTTTTCCTGAGCTAGTACTAGAGCATCTTGTCCTCGAGTGCTGCTAGATAACTTAAAGGATCCGTATACGCCCTCTGTTGAGTCGCTAAAACTAATTGCGCGACCTACAGGCTTATCGGCTTGATGCTGCATAAGTAATTTTATATCTGTTGCCTCAGCGTATGTAATTGAGCCGCGCTCAAACATAACGGGGCCTGCGGATGTATGTCCGATCTCGCCATATGGTGCAACGAGTCCGGATACGATCCTACGCTCTGTATCTGCGGCCTGTATCTCTTGGCTAAACGTTAGTAGCACTTGTATCTCCTAGCGGTGTTAGTTGCTCCATTTGTCGGGCTTGATCTACGTTAATTAAATCTAGGTTTAACATTTTCTCGATAATATCTAAACGATCCTTAGCATCTACACGTAAGAAAGTATCATCGACGGCAAACCGGACCTGATTAGATCCGTTTGTTATATCGTTCATTGAGAGACGATCCTCAATAGCTGAAATGTAAGGCTGCAACGAATACGCTACAAATTCTTTTCTACCGTCCAAAATATTTTGATACGTCATCGAGTTATTCATGTCCGCGCTAATTAGGTAACTCGGTACGTTCATCGCGCGGCTAATTTCAGTTGCTAAGTATTGCGAAAATTCTGCGTACGCCATGTCCTTAGGTGAGAAAGATGTAGGGACATAATCGAGAGTGCTCGTTAAATATGCGGTGCTGCGATTTTGTCTAGCACTCTTAAAGGCTGCTAGTAGTCCTTGTATCTGAGACTCCGGTAAATCTGCTCCGTTATTTTTTAAGATACCTGTAGGCATTGGTGTAGCTGCACTTATCGCCGCTGCCTTTTGTACATCGTATGCAGCTTTAATAGTCGTACTTGCACTTTGTAATACACCAGGTAACAAAGATTGGAAAGTAACGAGAGAGCCGATACCGCCCATAGGTACCTTATTACCATCGACGAAATAATCTTGGATCTCTGTACCGTATTGATTAGTCGTGTATGTAACGCGGTTATTAGCAACCCACTCAAACCCGGATGGACGACCATCATCGGCGTACAAAGATGTAACACGCCAATACGCGACAGAATAAAATATCAAACTATCTACGGTTGCAGCGATCGTAAGGCTTCGAGGTTGGCGAATATCCGGCTGCTCTAACCAAACCGGAGAGCCTAATTTTTCGCCTGTAGATTTTTTGTATAGAGATAAATCAATAGATGCAATAACGCCGGCAATTAAATTACGGCATCGTGCAACACTTGATACCTGTAACGCAAAGTTACGATCGATACCTACGCCGTTATAACCAAAATTACCGGTATTAAAAGATCCATAACCGTAAGTAGTATCCATTACGGCAGGTGCGTACTGAGCCTCTACCTGAGGTTTATCTGAGCTCTTAAGCCCTAGAGTTTGGAGTAATCCCATAGGAGGGATTTTCTCAAAATGTCAAGCATAAAATCAGGTATTACGTGTCGTGTCTTAGATGTATACTTTGGCCTCGCCCATTGGCTGATTTAAGATGTGTACGATCATACTTAAGCCGATAGCAATATCTACGGGCCCGGCCGATTTACGCCGGACGATACGCCACGAGGCATCGGACTCTTTAGCTGCACAATTAGCCATATGACTCACGAGCTCATCTTGGCCGCTATGTACTAATCGGTTATTAGCTAGTGCCTCGTGTAGATCGCCGGAGGCTTGGTACCCCTTTTGCCCTGATATATCGGTTATATGTACGCCGTTAATCTCGAGGCGTTTGGCTATTGAGGCGGTCGTGTACTTGTCATAGCAAACGGTCCGAGGGTAAAAATCTTTACACCACTTGGCAATATGGTCGGCCATAAAGAGCTCATCGATAGATACGTCACTATGAAAGATCTCGAGCACGGCAACACCGATACGGCCATCCGGCAATATCTGACCCATAACTAAAGAGCCGTCGCGCCTGCTCGGTGCCACGTCAAAAGCAAAAATAGTAAGGGGTCCCGGTGACATTTTTAGATCTTTGTCTCCGGCATTTTCTACCGACATATGCGGCCAAGGGCTCTGCGTACTCGAGATCCATTGGCATAAAAGCTCGGTCTTTGTAGTTTCCACCGGCTGCGTAGCTACCGCCTCCTCAAGCGCCTCCTCGGTAACGGTATAGCCGAGTGCCGGGTTAGCCATGGCCCACGCATCGCGATCGGTGATAGCTGCAAACTGAGGAGCTGAGTACTCGTAATAGCCAAACGTTTTAGGAGGAAAACTAAGAGCTCTTTCGCGTAGATCATTAAGCACCGTACTAAAGGCATCACCGGCATTAGAGGTAAGCAAGGTTTGAGCATTGGCCCTGGCACGAGTCGTAGGCGTTGCAGCTCTAAAACCCTCCTCGGATATCTCTCGGACCTCATCGATGTAAAGCAGGTCCGCCGTACGACCACGGGAGCCGTCACGGGTCGCAGCTACTACATCAAGGCGAGCGCCGTTTTTCATCTCGATACTTTCAGTACCGTTAGCAAACCGGATTTGTTTAACGGCTTGGCTTAGGCCGTCATTACCCTCGATAGCGTAGGCCACTTGCCTAAAGGTGTCTAAAGCCATCGATCTATTAGAGCTCATGATAATTACGTTTTTAGAGTCGAATAAATACAGGTGCGCGAGCATCATCATACGAGCGAGATGAGTCTTACCCTGTTGCCTTGCACATAAGACTAAATTTGTTTTCCTGATAAACATACCCTCATCATCGATAGCGGTCATGTCGCGGATTACGAAATCTTGCCACGGCAAAAGAGGCAAGCCGATCGAGTCTGCAAGCTGCGCTACCTCATCGCCGCGATTTTTGCCCTCGATGTAGGGACTATGTAGGCGAGGCTCAGTAGCCCCCTTACGGGGCGGTTTCATATTGTCCATACTCCTATCAATCCTGCTCGGGTTGGCCCGTACACGGACCGGCTAGGACCGTACTAGTGGTCCTCGGGGAGATATTGCTTGGAAAGGCAGGGGGGGTAGAATTAAACGCTAAAAAAACGCCTTGTGAGC